TATTTTTGAGTATTTCTACTCATTCAACGCCTAAAGACTATGTAGGCGCTCAATGAGTAGGACATGCAAACACATGTCACCACTCATAGGAGTGAGTGTAAGTTATTATGACTTTACTAGCATCTGTTATCGTTATTCTTGCACTCCTTGGCGCTGTGCGCTTACTTAACTGTTTTTGCAGTGGACTGCATTGTCACACACTCAGAGTTTACAGTCTCTAAGTATGGTATAAGCGATAACTCTAGTATTATGGTTACATAACACGTATAGTAGCAGTGGACTGTAAAAAATCATTGCTACTATGGTACATTTCGCAGGAACGAACGTGTTATGCAGTTGTCAAGGTACAGCGTTGACGTTGCATGTACGGCAACGGGCTTCATTTTTATAAGCGTGAGAAGCTATTTTTACACGCTGTACAAAGTGATATGAAACAAGGTGTATTGGTGCTCTAATGTCTGTATCACACTATACAAGGGCTTTAAGGTCACAAATACGATAGGTTACACACTGTTCTTTATACTGGCTTGTGACAGTCACTATAGTAGTGGCGCATTACTAGCAGACACTTAGGTCTGCTATCACTCTGCAAACTAATTTTCATCGTCATCAAAATTAATGAAGGCAATAAAGTTAAAGTTGTCTTTATCGTCTGTTCTGTTATAAGTATCAAACAGATCATCAAGACTGAAAAAGATTTTTGTGTCGTTAAGCTCTTGTTGTTGCTCTGTCATAAAATCACTCTCTTTCTTCTTTTGAAGTGGCACGCTTGCGCTTACGTGGTGCAAGGTGGTGCTTATGTGGTGCGCTAACGTGGTGTTAATAATGCTTGAATACGTTACTACGTGTATTATTGTAAACGTTGCAACGTGCTTTGTATACTGGCGAATTATACAAAGATTACACAACAGATTTGTGCAATATTCACGTTGCTACTTGACGTTAATTTTTGGTATACTATGCTCCATAACCACCTTAGAATGGAGTGTTAATTTATGCCTGTTTCAGAAGCGAAAAAAAAGTCAAACACTAAACACGATAAAGAAAATTTCCAGTACATTTCATTTAAAGCCAGAAAAGGGAGTAGGGATAATATAGTAAAAGCTGCGGCTGCCACCAATCAGAGTGTGAATGGCTTTATCCGTACAGCGCTTTCAAAAGCTGTAGAAGAAGCAATAGGGGAACCTATGGAACCTGTAAGAAATGAAGTAGAAGAACCTGACACCACACAAGAACCTAAAACAAAACACGCCATAAGTTTTAAAAAAATCATGGAAGAGGACGAGAGAAAAAACACCTCTGCAAAACCTATTAAACCTCTGACGCAGAAGGAGATAGAAGACCTGAATAGACAAATTTCCAAAGAACGTGGTCAGGAATTAATTTCAGAGGACAATTTACAGCTTTGATAAACCACAAAAAGACCTCCTACTTATCATTTGCAGGAAGGTCTTTAAATTTGTAAAATCCTGTATTATTTTGTATAATATCAGTGCAGGTAATCAAGCAGATGTGGTTTGCCTCCTATGTCATAAAGACGGGAGGTGATGCTATGAATGACATGTACAAGCTCCTGACATTATTGTTAGCGTTTGGGACATTTATCATAGTGTTGCTGACCTTTATTTTCAAGTTCAGCTAAAAGAAAAAACCACTCTGCTATGGCCCAGCGGAGTGGTTTAACATATAGTACTACTCTAAAAGGCTAATCACTTCTGTGATGATTACCTGTTTTTATTATAGCACCCTCAACTACTGATGTCAAAATTTATCCACTCAGCCCCAGCATCACTTTTCTCTTAGGGAGCCTTACAGGTGAAGAGTTTCCATACCTACTGTCATACAGCGCTTTTCTTATTATCCGGTCAATGTCATAGTCGAATAAATCACCTTCTATTTCACACTCAAATTCCGTCTGTTCTCTGGTGGCAGGTGATGGACGCCGGTTATCAAGGTTGTTTAGTGCACTAAAGAAATCTTGTTCAGTGCTATACCTTTTCACATAATTATATATCGCCTTGGTCACAGTGTTCCAATCACCGCAGGCTACACACTTATATTCCCTTGTCTCTATCAATCTGTACCACTCAGTACCTTTAAGGTCATCATAAGGGCTGCTTGTGACTAAAATAATAAAGGCATTCTCAAACATGAAATCACTCCAAACACTGTTATTTATTGGTGTTATCACTATTATAGCTCACCTTGTGGTATAGTGCAATTGAACCATATAAATATAATAAAATAGGTCACACCATAAATTTGCACGGGAGGAAAATGCTTTTAATGGTGTGACCTACTAACGAAAAGGAGGTGTTTGTTACATGTAATATGATATCACTCCGAGAAAGATGTGTCAAAAGAGGTATAGTGAATTGCCATGCAAATGCACCACATCTTAGTCCGCATTTCTAATATACTGAATGCAGTGTAGCCAGTACACTTCTACAGTGTATGAGTGGTGCCAAGGCACTATATGAAAGGTGCACCTTTTAACCACGCTAACACTGAGTAATCCAGTGATTGATCACCATGAAGACAGAGGCGAAAGTCCGCAATAAAACACCTTTATACTCATGTGCGTGTATAGGTTGCCTCCTATAATACACTCAATTTAGTGCAATACCACCTTATCACATAGCAACCTTTACATTTGAGTTAGTGTAATCACACCTCACAACAAGACACCTTTGGTGCACAAGCACCTGTGCTATGGTCCACGTTTGCTAGTCCACTTCAAATCACCTCAACACCTGATTAATCCAGTGTTTCACAATACCATTTTCCCTTCCAAGTTTCCCAAACCTGTGCAGGTGAAGTATAGTAAAGTATGGTGAATAGGGTGTGAATATTATACAAGGGTGAATATAGAGTGGTGTGTAGTCCACATGCATCAGAGATTATATTATTCTCTTATACTATATCTATTATTATATACTCTCTTACTTAGTTCTATATCCTTTTACTTATTTGCGCGCCATTTTTTAAAATTTGCGCTTTGCATTTTTAACAGGTAAAGACATTGAAATAGGACTATCTATTATATGAGTCTCCTTGTACCACTCTATATGTTTGATAGTCCTATATTCATTATTATCTTTGCGCTGCTGCTTAAAATTATAGTCGTGGTATTTCACCATAAGTTTTCTCTTATGCGTGCATCCATCAGGATACCATTTATGTATGCTGGGGCTTGTAAGTGCTGTACTTCTGAGACGCTTTTTATAGGCACAATATCTAGCGCCTTTTCAATTTCTCTCTTTGTTATCGGTCGAGTAATGGCATCAGATTTCAGGTGGATAGTGTTCCTGTCTACTGAATAACTAAATGGCTTCCCTTTCTTTTGATGAAACACCTGTCCTTGATGATTTACTATTCGGTCCCAAATTACATTAATATCAATATTTTTGTTATCCATAAACACACCCCGCAATTTTATTATTGTGTTGGAAATATTATACTACTGAATTATAATCCAACACAATAAAAATCCGTTGTCTTTTGTTGCCTTATTATCCAGAGCGGAGATTTTGACAAACGAAAAAGACGTCGATAAAGACGTCTTTCAGTGTGACTAATAATCCTATAAATTAATCACTTCTTCAATAGCATTTACGGCTTCTTCAAGGCTACTTACTGCCGTGTCTAAAATTTCGCAAGCATTTTCTGCTTTTTCGTACCGCTCTGTGCCTTGAAAATTCTCTGGAATATTATCTCTATACTCCTCTTCTTCCTCTTTGAGCACTTCAAGGGTTTCATGTGCTTCTGAGATAGTGTCAAAAACTACCTGCAAGGCTTTTCTTCTTTGACTGTTCATACACACACCTCAACTCCCTTTATTTCACTATGATACCCTAGCTGTCATCTACATAATATATTAAAGCTCCCAGGAAAATGGGTATTTCTTGTCTGCTTGACCGCCACCATTCCATTCTGTGTAAAAGGTGGTCTCTGTAAATAGTACGTTACCTTTATTATCGATTACGTTTAAAGTCAGACCGTCTTTAATAGGCGTATCAGCTTCATAGTAACCTGCATTTCTATTAACACTCAACCACTTTACTAAGGTATCGCTGGCACGTTGTCTGATAAGGAAATTATTATTCTCTTTTGACTTGTACACTTCCTCACAGTATCCGCTAATTACTTCAACGAGTTTTAGTGTGCGGACGTGGTTATATTTATCTGTACTATGCCGCACAATTCTACGGTTTAATTCCTGTGCTATGAAAGTGTCATCAGGCTTAAATCCATCTTCTTCACGCACCCAAATAGGTGTAGTTTTCTTTAAGTCACATTCATATACCTTTTCGCAGCCGTTACAGTCGTGTATAGACTGAGCAGTACCATTTGGCTCATGTTCATGTTTACCTGTATTTATATTAAAATTGCAACCTGACCAATAAGGTATTTTACGGCTATCTTCTTTGTCCTGATCATCATAAAAACTATAAAAGGCTTCTATCGCCGTGTTTAACACTTCACAGCTTATAATCTTTTCACAGTCACTATGTGTTTCAGGATGCTTCATGCAACCTACGTTATCGCAAACATTACAATCACCTATACACATACCATTTTCGTCTCGTTTATCTATTTCCCTCACTATAAAAACTCCTTTCTTAGTGTCCACAGATTTCAGTTATCAACGCATTATGTGTCAAACCAAATTCATCAATTAATGCAGTGAAAGCATTTTCATCATGCGCCATAGATTGGCCTAATACTTCACGCTGTTTGTTTTCGGCAATCATGCCATTCATGCGGATTTCAGCTTGCAGAAGCATGCCTCGCACGTATATAAGTCTCTGTTCTTCATTCACACTAAACACTCCCCTTCACAAAATTATGGGTCACTTTCACTTATGACGCCATAGAGGTCATCCACGTAATATAGTCCGGTAAAGATATTGAAAATAGCTGTACACTTCTTACCTTGATACTCTGCCACTACATTATTATTATCACGCACCTCTAAAATCGTCACTTCATCAAGCGCATTCTTGCTGTGCACAAAAGCTTTTATATTAAACATTACATTGCACTCCTCTCTTGATTTTATGCTGTTGAACACCTTCGTTTTTTCATACGTGATAGAACATTATTAAAATCTATTGGGTTTTTCTGCTTCCGGAAAGCAAAACCATTCAAGAAATACATTGGAGTGTACCACACGTCATATATTTCATTTGTCAGCGAATTCCCGTGATATATTATTGCAGGAATACCTAAGAGACTAAATTGTATGTAGCTCATATAGACCGCACGAATATCTATGTCTATTGCTGTGACTAACATGTATTCTTGATAGTTTATTTCTCGTTTCAAAAGAGCTTTGGCAAATCCTATAACTAATGCCCCGCTGCCACTGCAAGGTTCACATACACTTATATAGCCTCGGCGTTGTACTTCTTTTAAAGTAATGGAACCTGCTGTCATGTCTCCTATAGCGTCACAAAGGTGCATAGGGGTAAAAAATTGACCTGTCCAGTTATTGCCTAAATCTAAGCTCATAAATAAATCGCCAAGGATATCGTTCAAGCCACCTTCTTCTAATGCTAAGACTAACTCAGCGAATATTTTGCACATGGTATCTAATTCCTGATTACTATATTTTTTGATAGTGGTCATATATATTTCTTCCCGGGCTTCTCTTTTGGACAAGTCACATGAATTACTTAATGAACACGCTGCTATAGTTAGGAAGTCTGAAAATACGTTCCATGTGGTATGTCTGCTGTTCATGCTGGTTATAAGGTCTACCATGTTCTTTTTGTGCTCATTTTGAATACTTGAGAGTGAAAAGTTCTTGAATTCTCTCTTCATCCTTCTTTTTTTTACTCCTTATATACTCTCCCCAACTATGAGGGTCACTAAATTTCCCTGATGGTGTTATCATTTCCTGTTCATACTCCTCAATATCTTTCATTGACAACCACTCTGGTTTACCATCAGAAGGGAGGTCATTCCAAAGCTTTTTCATTTCTGCAATGGTATCAATACCGTTTTTACCACTTACTATGCCTTTATATCTGTGCCCATATCCTAAGTAATAATCACAGTCTGAACGCAAGCGTGCAAGCATCATGTAATTAAACCTGTTTGGATCCTCTTCATATTTTGTCACCAATTCATATTCTGTATTGATGGAGTAACAAGGTTCGCCATCAATTTCATTGTTAGAACTACTGCATAAATCGAGCTGACCTTTCCCTAAATTGACATCTAGCCACAACTTGCCGTTTTGGTCTTTATAAACCGGCATATCCCAATCATTTTTACAAACATAATTTAATTTCAGCATTACGAATAACCTCCTCGAATTTGTATACCAAACTTTACTAGCGGAAAACTATTTTTTGCATGTTTCAAAAAATGCCGTTTTAGGCATAACTAGAATAATTAATTCTAAGCGTTTTCCAATGCTGGAGCCAAGCGATTCCTTTACCGCTTAGTTTTTATTAACTTTTGACTGTCAAGTTGAATACTGCTCTTCTTAATTCTCGCCATTGTAAAATACCTCAAAATGATAAAGGACTATGCAGTTAAAGCACATAGTCCTTGTTTAGATTCACTTTGCCAATATCTACAGAATATCTTTGAAAGCCTTAATGGGGCATTCATCTTTATGTGTACACGCAGAGCAATCTCCGCAGGGCTTTGCTGCCATCAGTTCATTTTTAATAAATTGAGCCATGTGTATATCAGCCAAGAGCTTGATTACTTCTATAGCGTCTTTATTTTCTATTTTTGCAATTTGCTCAATGGTTGACAGCAAAAACGCATATAGTCCTTTTGACGGCCCGCCTATCAGGGTAAATCCTAAATCTTTACCTAAGTTGAATAGTTGACTGACTATATCCCCTTCACCAATACAGTGATGAACTACAAGCGTGTCTTCTAATCCAACGTGTCTTACTTTGTCGGCCAATTCAGTTATTTTCTTTCTGACTTCTTCCATTGTAGTGTCAACTTCAAGCCGTACAGCTGATTTTGTCAGATTTACATACTCCTTCTTTGGTACCCTTTCGTGCTTTGCAGAATATAATGCCCTAAAATCTTTACTGTTCATAATGACAGCCTCCTAATATAGTTTTGTTATGCAACGCAAATTGATAACTATTATAGGGTAAATTAGCATTTGAAAAGTGTCAAAAACCTTAAATCACTTTCCAGTCCTTTGTGTTTTAGTATGACGGACATAATAAAAGGACTATATACATAGTCCTATGCCTCCTTGCTCTTTCTTTCCAACATCATGGTTCTAAACTTGTTAAACTTTACTTGTCGCATGTTGCGCCGGCAGGACGTAAAAGAAGACAGATAAGCATCTGGATTTTTATGCCGTCGCATCGAAACGAGGTCATCTTTTTCTATGGCATATACCAAACTAAGGGGATAGTTAATGACATTTTGAACACAGAGTTTCTTTTGCTCCTTCGTATTAAAATCGTTCAAGTGACGGCAAATAAATTGATAGTCCTTATCTTTCATGTACAAATCATAGCTGATTTTAGCTTGTGTCTTTATCTCGTCTGCTTTTACCATATAATCACGGTCTACCTCTGGTGGTACATCACGGTAGTATATTTCAGGATAATCCTTGGGTTCCATTGATTCTTCAATTCGGCTCTTATAATAAAAAATGTGGTTGCGCACAAGATTTAGATTAGCACCATCAGACCAGCTGGGGTCAATACCACCATTCTCATGCAAGTAATCCCAGCGGTCAAAGGATTCTTGTAAGCTCTTTCCAAAATCTTCTTTTTGCTTCTTAGCCACTTTAATCACTCCAATCTAAAAGGGCAAATCGTCATCATTAATGGACATATCAATATATGGAACACCTTTCCTTTTCAGCATTCTGCACCTGAATTTATTAAACTGACTTCGCATTTGCTCCTGCTTCATTACCATAGGCGTCACATAAGGTTTCACATTTTCAGGCGGCATTATTGCTACACAATCTACTAACCATTCGCCACTATCAAGCACTTGAATGAGTAACTTTTGCCCTCTATAGAAATTATTTGCAAAGTCCTTATCTACATACACTGTGAAGCACTCATTTTCAACGTATTTCTTTTCTCCTGGCTGCTTCTCTAAAGGAGGCAATTCAGCCGAAAAGACTTCTACAAATTTCCTCATAGAATCCAGCTTATATTCTGTTGAAAGCATGGGCATGATGACACCAATTAACTCCATATGATAATAGACATAAACCTTTTTCCAAGTACAACTATCAATTTTCTTGGTGTAAAACGAAACCTCTGACTGATTAAGAGGTGCTATGTATTTTTCGTCTATGTAAGTTAGCTCATTATCTGACATTAATACCCTTAAGTAACCATCATGGGAATTGTCTGCTAAGAGCACTGGGGACAGTTCGCTCTCGAAAAGTTCCTCTCTATTTACGGATAAAATATTAATTAAGCGCTCCTGCTTTTGTGTATCTGCTTCATCTATCTTGTACTTTAGATTTTCCGGCAAACACTTAATCAAAACGACTTCATCCGTTATCCAGTATTCTTTATTAAACTTAATCATAGATGCTTTTCCTGAACGCTTAATGTGATTCCACATATCATTCATATTAATAGTATGCTTATTCATCACCATCACCTTTCTAAAGGAAAAGGACCTACTGGTTATTCAGTAAGCCCTTTTGCATAGGAGTGTTTGTCATTATGACTTTGATTGACACTTACAGTATAAACAGCCTATTTTTGCTTGTCAAACAGACACTATTCTTTTCCAATACTTCTTCCGAATCCTTTTCTTTTTGGCATATAAAGCAAGATGCTTAGTTCGTCCGTCAACCTTTTTAAGTTTAATATAAATCCTCTTAAGGAACTGTTCAAACATACTCCATACTTTCTTAACAGCTTCCCATGCATCACGAAGGACTTTCGCAATAAAATCTACAACGGCCTGTTGCTTTGCATCTAATTCATCACATTTCATAAACTCACTCCTATCTTTTTATAACTAAAATATATCTACTCACACAACAGTGTCAATTATAACCTCGCCGGCCTCTGTTTTTTCAACAGGGTCAACGGCTGCTTCAACCACCACTTCATCTTTATGCTTAATATTCCTGAACATTTTTTCAAGAATAGAACCTTGGGATGGATTGGTGACTTCTAAAGTGTCTTCTTGTGTCCCGTCACTTCTAATCACCCTCGTCTGCCTTAAAATCTCTGGATTTGAAGTCTCATACAGCCTATTCAGGTTAGTCAGCAAAGACATATTTTGATTGACAAGGCCCGTAACATTAGGATCAATCATGCCGGACATCATTTCCATTATCATAGCACGTTGAGTACGTTCTAAATTGAAGTCAACCAAGCTTTGCATTGCTTGTATTATGTCAGTGGCATTCCTTGTGTCAAAGCGTTTAAATAGCTTATTATAGATACATATATGACCAGGCTTATAGTGTTCGCATTTAGCCGCCTGAAAACAGTTATCACAGTTGAATTTCGGATATTTATCAGAATAGATTTTTTTAGGTCGGCCGACTTGTTTTTTACCACCTATGATTTCACCTTTTTTGTTTCTATAAGGCGCTATACTGGTTTGCCTGAATATTTCTTTGTCCAGCTCGTCTATTTCAGGTGCTTCACTTTCTTTATCCGGCAATAGTTTTAAGGAGGAAAGTACATTAGCGACCTCCATCGAAGACACGTCCTCATACTCATAGAGTTCTTCTTCCAAGTAGTGGTCACGCTCTTTAACAGCCTTGTCAAAATTTGTGCCTAGAAGTAGCAAACGGTCATTGTCACCACTTAAACAGCTCTTGTAGAAATTTTGTAAATCCTCTATTCGCTCGTCATCATTCTCAACTATCCTGTTTATGAATTCATCATGCAACGATTCAATAAGCCTGTCAGCTCCAAAATACACTCGCTGGATAAATTCTGCGTAAGCAGGGTCATTCCAATTTAAAAAAACAGTCATGTCCACAATAATATCAATTACGGCCTGCTGCTCTAGTTCAGAATTTATATTCATGCGTTTCGCATATTCATCATAATCACCCTGCATTGATGGTGTTTGAACCCATTCAATTGATGGGAAAAAGCCAGGAGGCAAATTATCTACATCAACCTTCGCTGCTCGTGGCTTTTGCCAATATATTAGTTTTTTGTGACGCTCACGGATAAATTCCTCTGCTTTCATATAAGGGTAAACATTAGCACGAATAGTTTCTCCAACGTCTTCCTCTTTTATTTTTTGAATGTCCAAAACAATGTCCTTATAATTCTCTATAACGGGTATTGCTTTTGAATCCCATTCTTCTTTTTTGTACTGCTTAACCATCTTCCCGTCCCAAACACTTAAAAGGCCATATCTCATACCGACCTTCCACGAAGTAGAATCCGCAGTATAAAAAGGAAAATCAGGCAATATACTTGTTCGTGTACTCCCCATACCTTGAATAAGAGTATTGTATTTTTCTGCTACTTTAAATTTCGCTTTAAGATCAGCCAAACTTAAATCATCACTCACTAAAGATGTTGCCACATAAGGGTACCGCTGGCACATACGTTCCCAACCCTCATGGCCGTCTATTTCATGCCACACAAAGCACACAGGAATGCCAGTTCTCAGCATAAATGGTTCGAAAAATTTCCGGCGCCACTTTGTTATAAGCTCAATCCCTAATTCGTCCTGGAGGTCAAGGTCAGCTATAGTAAAAATAATATCCTTATGGCGCTCGGCCCACTTCAAATATTCAATAATGCGCTTCTCCCACATTTCTTCTGTGTAGTCTTTGTATTCATCAGGATTATTGAAAATGGTGAAAGCACCACTATCAACAAACAATCTCACGTCCTTGAGATTTTCAAAACGTTTGGTGAGCCGTGAACCTTTTCCTTTCATGTACTCATAAGACACAAGAAAATCACGCACGCCCATTTCATACACATGGTTAAAATAACTCTCTGATTCTACGCCGGAATAAAATATAGAAAATTCTTTTGTGTAGTCCATGACCTGCCACAGATCTGTGTATTGTTTCTTAGGCAAGTCACTGGATTGTAAAATAACCTTCTTTTCATTGGGAAGGACGATTTTAGGCTTGCCTTGGGCATGAATTTTTAATTGTGGTTTTTTGGGTACAAGCTTAGTCAAAGTCATACCCTCCCATTTCTGCAAATCTTTTAGGATTAAAATAGCAAGGCTTAACACTGGTGGTTATGGTGTCACAGTTTACCCCAACTCCTCTACAAGCAATACAAGTGTGTTCAGCTTTCATGACCACTCTTACATACTCAGCATCGGCAAAGTTGTAAATATAATTAGCAATTTCATCAGTCAAGCACTCCTGTAATTGCGGCTTGGAACTAAACCAATTCACAATGCGCGGTATTTTTGAAAGGCCAAAAATCTTTTTTTGGGGTGAATAGGCCACATTGACCTTACCGTAAAAGGGCAATAAATGATGCCGGCACACACTGGTAAATGGGATATTCCTTATCATTATCAGTTCACCTTTACTGTTGACTGAATCAAACAAAGTCATTTGGGCATCTAACTCTTCCAATGGACGGCCTTGATTCTTAAAAAATTCATTAACATACATCTTGGCTACTCTGCGTGGAGTGTCCTTCATATCAGGATTTTGTTCCAAAGGTACATCCAACACTCTGAATATTTCATGTATAAATCCGGCAATTTCTATAACTTTTCGATTGTTTTCATCCACCTTCAAATCACCTCTTCATTTCTAGCTGTTTAATACTTATATTTTAAGATTAGCTCAATATAAAAACAAACCACCTATTATGAAAACAGGTGGTTTGTTCATAAGGAGGAAAAAGAATGCTTTCAAATATCTAAACTGTTATTATCCTCTACCTCTGCCAATGCTTGTTGCTCTGTTTCGGATTGCATTTGCAACGCCCCTTGCTCTTGTGGTCACTGCATTTGCAACCCTACTGAACAGAGAGGAGTTTCTACGAGCTTGAGGTTGAGAGGATTGACCTCTACTGCTTGCCATTTAGCTCATTCCTTTCCGCTATTAACCTCTGCCGGCACCTACTGCTGTGGCTCTGGTTCTCCGTGCATAAGTTCTACCGGCACGAGTAGAAGTCATGTTGCTTAACCTGTTTGTGGTTACACGAGCTTCCCTTTGCAGCCTGCTCTCACTGGTTCCACCGCTCTTTGCACTTGCCATAACTAATCTCTCCTTTCAGTTGGATTATTCAGAACAGAACATAGGAGATTAGCAAACCCTGTTCATATTCTTAATACCTTAATTATATGAAAGTAGAAATTTCTAACAAGTAGGGTAGGATGTAAGCACTAAAGCCTAGTATATATCGGGTCTTCTATATCAAATATATTGAAAAGGTCTTGCCTCAAATGACAAGCACTGCACTTTAAACAAGGCTTGTCACCATTATTATAGCAACTCCAACTTAATGACACATCCGCATTGATTTCAAGTCCCATTTCTAAAATCTCGGTTTTATACATGTCCATCACAGGTGTTAAAATTTTTATGGGGACACCATCAATGTGATACATAGCACTGCCTTCTCTAAGAAGTCTTTCAAATGCTTTTACATATGTCGGGTGTTTATCTACTGTACCGCCTGTTGGTTTATGCAATAAGTTCTCTGAACCATCAAAGGCAGCACCTATATACCGAATACGTTTGGATTCTGCTAAAGAACCTGCAATACTCAACAGAACTGAATTCCGGAAAGGAACATAACACCCTGTTTTTACTGAGCTTAATGACTCGTGCTCTATTTCACCTTGGTACTTATCACTGCTATTTACCAGTGTAGTAGAGGTTTCAAGCCAAGGCAGGGTGATTGAGGTTTTATAAAATTCGCCACCATACTTCTCAGCTATTAGCTGGGCTGATTTTAGCTCTTGCTCTTTGGCGTTCTGTCCGTAGTCAACAAAAACGTGGTGAATCTCAAAGTTGAGCCAGCTAAATAGTGCAGCGCAAATACAGCTATCAAGTCCTCCGCTTTGCAGCAGCACAATTCTCTTGTCTGGCAGGTTCATATATTCAAGGACTTGTTTCTTCACATAATCACCTTCCGCGTCTTGCATTTAAGGAAGATACCTGCGTAGGAAAAGCAAGAGGGTCACTATTACCTCTTCGGACGTTTAAAGAAATGCGAGGATTTTTAGCAATGCTCTTTAGCTTATCCACCTCTTTTTGGTCTTCTTTAAGACGTTCCTGTCTGCGCTGCACTAAATCTGCCGCAGCTGTTCGTGCTGCTTTTACTCTCTCAGGATCATCCATAATTACTTTAGCTTCGGCTAAAGACCTGGCATCGCTTTCTGCTCTCCACCTTTTTTCTTCATCAGTCATAATAGGTTCCGATAACATTATTAAAACGCTCCTTTCTTAACCAGTGCTTGAAATAGAATTTAAAACACTTACTGGAATTTTATCTTTTGATGGATAAGATTTTGACCTTGCTCTGTGAGTATAGGCAAAATAACCCTTTTCATCTTTGCCTATAGAACACTGAAAAGTCTTTCTTCGTCCGTTTTTTTGTGGCCGGCTGATTGTTTTTTGAACCGTATCAAAGCCTTGTTTCTTTGCTACATAGTCCTGTTTCTTCTTGTTCGCAGTGCTCTTTTTCTTTGCCACAGCAGGCATTTTCTTCACCTTGCCACCTACTTAACATTTAAAATTTTGTGCATCTGAATCTGCACCCGAACATTTAGCAACCTGTCTTTGAGAATCCAATTTGTAAGTTGCTGACCTATCACTGCGTTTCCACTGTTATCGAACATTGGACTTAACAATATTTTTGCAGATGTAGGGTACTTTTTCATTACACCTTTGAAAAAATCATAGTCCTCTCTGGTGGCTATCACGAACTTAACTTCATCCTGTGGTTTCAAATAGACAAGATTTTCATATACATTTTTTTCGGTGACGCCGCTACATGGACACTTAATATCCATCACATATTTAAATGACCTATTATACGGGTCAAAATCAATTGGTATGCAACCACTGGTTTCTACGGATACTTTATAACTTTTATATACAAGCTCGTATATAAACGGATATATGTCATCCTGCAAAAGTGGTTCACCACCTGTGATACAAACGTTTTTTATGCGCTCCCTATCCACCTTGTTAACAAGATTAGCCAGTGATATTCTCCGGCGCTGTGAAGGTATCTGTGGTTGATCACAATATTTACATCCGACGTTACAGCCGTGCAAGCGTACAAAAGTGGTGGGTATTCCTGCGTCTGTGCTTTCGCCTTGTATAGAAGTAAAGACTTCATGATAAAACAGCAAGGCTATTCACCACCTTTATATTCTGCGAATGAGGTTGGAGTTTCCCATAACTTGACTGAAACTACTTTTAATCCTTTATAGCTTAGATTAAGGGTATTATCTATTTTTAAAAATAGCTCCTCACTTATTTTTTCAACAGTAGTAGGGCCATCCAGTAAAACTACTTTCTTTTTATTTCCTATCAAAAGACTGATTAACTTATTCTCAAAGTCATCACCATTATTATTTAAAATAGCTGCATGGTCGATGTCTTCAAGAATATTTTTTATGGCTTCTGATAAACACGAAAAGTCAATTACCATGCTATTGTAGGGTTCTGCTTCATCACATAGCAAAATTCGCTTAACGGTCACTTGAAGCTTATAAGTGTGACCATGCAAATTTTTGCATTCACCTAAATGCCCTGGAAGCATATGTGCAGCGTGAAATATAAATTCCTTTGTAATTGTAAGCATGAAAATTCCTCCTACTTAAATCAAGGACGCTTCCAAAACAATTAAAGTGCGAAGCTCTCCGTCAACTTCTTCTTCTGCAAAAAATGGCCTCAGTACCAAGTCATATCCCTTCGATGTCAGCTTACTTCTTGCTACAATAACAGCCTTTATCATTTGATTTACGCTCGAAGCTCCTATAGCTCTAATCTCCACTGATTCTTTATATTTATTTTGCTCGAAGCATTTAGCAATACTTCCAGCAGTTTGAGTTACAGGAGATTTGCCTGAAACCTTTACAACACGATTATCATGCATAATTATCCACCTTTCATATTTTGAATAAAAATCTTGAAATTACTTGCTTTGAATTTACATACCCGTAATACCTGCTGTCATAACTTTTTTCACGGTTATCACCAGTAAAATAGCATTGACCGGATTTGTTTCTTCCTATCAATCTTTTAACGACGATTCGGCCTTCTTTGTCATTAGGCGCTTTGAACGCATAAATATTTCGCAAAATTAAATTTCGCTTATTAAAACACCTGATTGTAACAATTTTATCTCCTTCTTTAAGCGTCGGGTGCATTGATTCACCACACACCTCAAATGCGGGAAAAAGACAACAGACTATAGTGTAAAGAACACCTAAGCCTATTAATAATTTAAGCATCAGCACTTTTTCATTTCCCTTTCTTTGCTACTATTGCTGCTTGGCCCACAAGTGATAAAAAGTCCTGCAAATTAAGAGCAATATAGTCCTTCGAAGTATTGTGCTTGTGGAAGATGACCACTGGTATCTTGCCGTTAGGGCAATCACTCTCAGCTTGCGCTATCCACTTAGGTAAGCTCCAAGTCTTTGCATTTTTGCACTCAATGTGAAGCACTAAATCCTTTGTGCTGTCTGCTGGGACGATATCACCTCTGAATTTCTCAGCCGATGTTTTATTTTTAGCAAAACCACCACTTTGAGGTGTACGCACAAGCTCTATCCCTAACACCTTTTCAAACACCTTGGCTATTGTACGTTCAAATGAGCTGCCCTTATTTCGGCTGGTTCTGCCTTTTCGACTGTGATTTTCTTTTATTGCTTTAGGTGTAGGCTTTAACTTTTTCAAGGCATATCCTCCTTTCTACTCATAACTCATACCATATTATAAACTACAAAATAAAACAGGGTGGTGAGCCCTGTGTTGTTAAATCACTTTCCGACATTGTAGTTTCGATTTTCATTATTAAAGTCTGATGTCCTCCGGCTAATCTCTCTTGATATTAAGAAGATGCTATCCTCAATATTTTCTATGGCGCTTTGGATTAAGGACACCTTACGGATGCACTCTTGATATTTGTGATAGAATGGCGCAATTTTCGGGTCCGTAACGATAGTTCTTTCCTTAGCAGTTTCACTAAGCTTTCCACTGCCGGACAATTTGCTATATAAGTCCTTGCTCACATCAAAATAGTCCTTTTTTGCTTCATCCATGTAGCTTTCGGCCCATCCTAACAGTGTGCGCATATACAATTTTTGTTGTGTAAAAGCATTCAGGTAGTTGCCAAGCTCGTGGCTCAACGTGGAAGTTATATCTTGTGGGAGTGTTAAATACTCAGTATCTATATGTAAAGTACCGCCTTGTTCTTCGGGACAAAAGAATACGACACCTTTTTCTTCCAGTTCATTATGTATCCTATCTGTATAATCCTTATATGCTTGTTTTGGGTTGAATTTTCTCCTGTGATTTGGTTGCAATTTCTTCATAACAAACACCCCTCGTATAGCTTAACACCAGCACTCAACCTTGTAGTTGCACCAGCGGCAGGTGTTATCTGACTTGCTGCGCCCTTCTCTCGCAGGTGCTTTACCTTTTGCTACAGCCTGATTTAAGTCTTCACAGTATTTCAATGCATAACCTAAATTTCCCTTTGCTGCATTGCTGTCCATTGAAACAACAAACTCTTTCAAGTTTTGGTCATTTTTATTTTCATAAACCAACACTACTTTTTTTATTGGAACCTTTACATTGTATAGAATACGGTCAGCTTGAAAGTGAAGTTCCTTTTGAAAATTTATTTTTTCTTTACGGGTATGTTTACTACCATCTTTTAAGTGTTCATAAAGGCTTTCATAATAGGTGCCACGTTCTCTTATTGATTTGATAGAATTGAAGTCCTTTAATGTTTTATAGTGCTCCTGTAGATATAATCTCCTTTGCTCAAGACAGTACAAGTAAATCAGCGCTTGCAATTCATGTTCAGGCTTTGCAAACTTTAAACCTGAAAATCCGTTATCATTGATGGATTTCAATTCAAGCACCCCAACTTCATCAACGTCTAATTGCAAAAGACCGTCTGTGTGACCTTGAATATTATAATCGTCGTTCCTTATCGGCAGCTCTGACATAAGCAGCATACCGCTATTTAATAAATAACTTTGTATTCTCTCATGCATAAACGTCCCGTTATCAAATATACGGCGTGTTCGCGGCTCCAAAAAATCACTGTCAGGTTGTACGCCTGTACGTGAATAGAAATTAGCCCGTTTGCAATTTCCTATTTGTGAAGGAGCATTTACATCTATAGCCCTGTTACTATCCGCTGCACTCATTTCAGAAAGGTATCTGTCCAGCTTGGATACAACGTACCCTTCACGCTTCATATTTTTAAACACAGTATTCAGCTTCCCCAAATTCATTCACCTTTTTCTATGAAATCTATAAAATCACTCCACGGGATGACACATAAACTTAAATATGCTCCATAAGCGTCATAAAATTTAACTAAAGAAATTTCGTCTTGCGCTTTCAGCCTGAATGACTTAGCAAAAGTAATAATATCTTTGTAAGTACCTTCTTTAAGCTCTTTGTAGTCAGCGTGTTCAATAACTGCATAACGTTGCTTACCATCCAAAAGGTCTACTTGCATAATAGGTATTCTTAATCCATCACTAACAGCTTCTCTTTCAATCTTCTCCCATACATCTACTTCCATAGTATAAAATGCCTTTTTTGTGGTTTTACATTCAATCAAATATTTTTCATTACGCACATCACCTTTTTGAAAATAGAGTGCGCCGCTGTTCAGAGTGGTCTTGCCATCTATTTCTTTGGCTACACGTTTCTCCTGCTTTTTTGAATTAAACTTTGCGCTTTTTCGTGCTATCAAAATCATCACATCCTCAAAATAAAATAAGATATACAGCTAATGTGCATATCTTAATTATAACATTTCAATGCATTCTATACTTGTTTTGCGCCTTTAGTAAACGGCCGTCGTTCCTTTGGTGCTTTTGAAACACTTTAGGTTTTTCCTTTTTAGTGCTAACAAGCTTCCAAAAGGAACAGTATATTGAACCTTCCTGCATAATCATGTCATAAGGCAATACATTTGTGTTCTGGCACAATTCCTCTTTGTCATGAATGCTTTTATAGAAATAATCACAGTTAAAACACGACCGGAGAAATTTAGGGTACCTTTGTACTTTATCACGAGCCACTTCATAGCCCTTAGTGAATTTCATTACAGATCACCTTTAGCTGTCAGTTGTAATATCTTGGCTCGATAATCTTCCACCTTCTCAGGGTTTCCTCTGAAAAAATCTATAACTCTATCTAATCCTTGAAATTTAGTATCCATATCCTTTGGTGTGAACCATGCTCCCGAACGCTCAATAAGTCCCCATCTCACACACTCAGTCACAATCTCTTTACAAGTATCATTATGTAAAGCCGGAATTCCGGAGGAGTTATTTTCGTCAGTATAGAAATCAAATTCTCCTACCTGCATTCTTTTATAGGTCTTGTTCTTTTCAATCTTAAACTTCACTACAAGACCTGTGATAAATTTATTATCACCCTTTCCTTCTGTTATCCAATCGCCACGCCTTAAGCGTATATCTACGCTTTTTGTAAAGTTCTTTGCCCGTCCCCCGGGCGTATATTCAGGATCACCATATTTCCCTATTTTATCTCGCAGCTGATTAAGCGCCAATAAAGTAAACGGCCTTTTACCTTCACGAACTAAACGGTTGTTACTCGCTTGAAATTTACGAAAATACTCACCAAGAAGTCTAGGCTTAATTCCAATCTGCATTGTTTCATCAAAGTCCTTTTCATACTCTCTCATTGGAGGACTTGCTTCTATACTGTCCCACACTGCAAAATGCACTTCGCCGCTTCTTTGCAGGTCAATCAGCATTTGAGTGGCTTCTTCAAGCCCATCAGGACGGGAATAATAAAGGTGTGACGTATCCACACCTAAATACTCTAAATACTCTTTATCACTGGTTCCCTCCGCATCTATTAAAGCGCAAACATACCCTAATTTCTGTGCATTAACTAAAGTCATTATCGCTTGAGTGGTTTTCCCTACAGAAAAATCACCGGACATTTCAGTGAATCTTCCTTCGGGAATGCCACCACCTAAAGCTATATCTAGTGAAATACTGCCTGTAGGTATTCTAACAAAGGTCTTTAAATCACCTTTTTCATCTTTGGGAAAGCCTAACTGAATAGAGTTTTCGCCGAATTTTTTATTAAGCTCAGCCTCAAGTTTAAGCAGCTTATCAGACCTGTTATCAGTCTTGGTTTCTTTAACGACTTTAGATTTCTTTACCGGTTCGTTTTTGCTCTTAGAACTCGGGACAATAAGCGGTTTAAGCACTTTTGGTTTATGGGTCTTCATCTTCTCCTAACTCCCTCTCATATTCGTCTCGTATTTCAAAATCACCTTCGTTTTCGAGCTGATTAATTAGCGCCTTGCTTATAAAAGATGATAAAGAAATGTCATAGCCTTCTGCTTTCATAGCGTTTACATGTTCCTGCACTCGTTCATACACCACAGGACTAAGCATGATAGTAGTTCTTACAGATGCCACAGGGCCCACTTCCTTTGATTTTTATTTTTATGAAAATCATACCATGTGGCACTATTAGGGTCAAAGAATTTTTAAATCACCTTTGATGTGATTATTTAGCGTCTTGATAAGACCAGCCAACACCGTGCTCGGCAATAAGCGGAAGGTTCAGCTCTACATTATCACCAAATGGATGCTCCATATAACGTTTGATTATTGGAATGGCTTCTTCAACGTGCTCCTCCGGACACTCAAACAGAATTTCATCATGTATTTGCATTAGCATGAAACACCTCATTTCTTCAAGTCTCTTATCTGTATCAATGCGGACCTGTGATGACATAGCAATATCCCCGGCGCTTCCTTGGACTGTGGCATTGACACTAAGGCGCTCTTCATAAGCTGCCACTTTATAATTACTGCTATTTATATTATGCAAGCGTCTTTTACGGCCCAACAGAGTTTGTACATAACCTTTTCTGTGAGCAAATTTCTTTTGATGTCTGATGAATTCGGTGACGCCTGGGTAACTATCAAAATATTTATCAATATAACACTGTGCAACGTCTTTTCCACTCTTAACGTGATAAGTTTCAAGATAGTGCTTTTCTCCCAAGTCAATAGGACTGTCAGGGTCATTTTTTAAATTTTCATACAGTGTAAAAGCTCCACCGCCATACATAAGCAAAAAGTTAATTGTTTTTGCAGCCTGTCTCAAATTAGGGTATAGCTTTTTTGCTTCACCAGCTTCACAGTCCAGCTCAAACATTGTAACAGCTGTGGAACCGTGTGTATCAAGACCTCTTTCAAACATATCAAGTAAATTCTTGTCTTCGCTGAAATGCGCCAGCACCCGCATTTCCAAATTACTAAAGTCAACAGAAATAATTTGCTTGCGCTTTCCGGTTACAGGGTCAATGTCACCTATATATAAATCACGCACTTGATACTCTTTATTATTTTCATTAGGCCGTGGAAGCTGCTGTAGATTAGGGTCATTGCAAGAATAACGGCCGCTATCTGTTCCTACAATATTTATACTTGGATGTACTTTACCATCATCATAGATTTTGTCATCAAGACCACCAATAAAAGCTGTATCCAGCTTTGATAAGCGTGAGTATTCCAGTAACAGCTTTGCAAGCTGAACACCTTCTTGCTTGCGTTTATCTTTAAAGCTCATGCGAGATAAAGTTAATAAGGTGCTCCCGTCTACGGAAGGGACTCCTCCGTCAGTCATTGAAACAGGTTTAAAATTAAAACTATTGGCTATGATTTCCTCATTCACTTTTGCTCTGCGTATCTTACCGTCTTTACCTTTTGTATCTGACTTACGGAAACCAAAAAGCAGCTCATATTTTTGCTGACTACTGGACGGTTTAAAATCTATTCCTGCCAAGTCAATCATTTCGTATTCAAGTGCTTCAAGGTCTTTCTTAATTTCCTCCTGCATAATTTCCAATTTATCAAAGTCTACACACATACCTTGTTCTTCCATCATGAACAGTGTCCAGGTGAGGGGAGCATAAAGCTTGTGCATTATCTTTGACATGCCTTCATGTTCAAGTTCTTCTTGCACACCTACATAGAGCTTCCAGAGGTTAAATGAGTCTGCAAGTGCATATTCAATGCCATCGTCTATAAGGACTAAATCAAATGTTGCCTTATTATTTGATTTAAGGCCAAACTCTTTTTTTATGTAAGACGGAACACTATTAACCACTTCTTTAAACTTAGTGGCTTGAATTCCAAGTCTTTTCATTGCCTGAGACTTCAAGGATTTTTCGTCATTTTCATCACATAGCCATAAAGCCGGCATAGGGTCAAATAAGTCTCTTGTATTTATTTGAACGCCTAATCTGGCTAGACAGTGCAGATCAAACTTATGACAGATTAGCCTTATATCTTCACGCTCAAACGCTGGGGCAATGTAAGTTAAGAAGTCCTCATGAGAAACGTTTCTATAAAAATCTTCGTAGCGTCTATGGCCTAACGGTATATAGTAATTGTTATAGTCACCCCAGCTGATTGTCATACACACAATAATAAGGTTACTGTTTGGGCCATAAACTCTTAAAGAGTTTGTTTCAAAGTCAAAACTCACTTCTTCCAATCTTTGGAGGCGTTTTCCTAAACGCTTTAGCTTTGGCAGGGTATCAACTACTTCATACCTCTTAATTTCAGGTTCTTGCTCGTAGAATATATTAGCCACATACTCACATCCTTTAAATAAAAAGAGCACTCTAACAATAATTGTAGAATGCTCTTTCTTTTGGGTCAAACACCTATGCTTTATTAACAGCGTCCTTCAAGACTTGACCTGCTTGAAATTTAGGTGCTTTCGCCGCTGGAATAGTAATGGGTTCACCAGTTGACGGGTTCACTCCATTTCTTTCCGCACGCTCAGAAACTTTGAATGTTCCAAAGCCTACAAGCTGAACCTTGCCTCCTCCTGCAAGCGTTTCTGTGACAACTTCTTCAAATGCTTTTAAGGCTTTCTCTGAGTCCTTTTTGCTGATGCCTGCTTTTGTAGACATGGCCTTGATTAATTCCTGTTTGTTCATGGTATCCTCCAATCATATTGTGTTTTGGTTCTATTTATATAAAAAGGAGCAATCCAAGTCCTTATCTTTTTGACTTGAAAAGACCTTTAGTTTTAGGCTGTGGCTTTTTGGCAGCACTTTTTCTCAGAGCTGGCCGGGTGCTTCCTATAGAACGTCTTCGAGGCGGGGCTTCATCCTCATTGTCATCATCATCATCTTCCTCGTCATCAGCCGGGACAAGATTCTTTCTGTTTTTGCTTTCCAATTCATCGTCTGATTCTTCAATTTCAGCACCGGCACGTAGCATAAGCTGTTCTTCTATCAGATTGTCTATCTCTTTTTCTGTACCGTTACCATAGCTTTCTTTAAGCGCCTCCGGCAAGAGATTCAGAATTTCTTCATCAGTGACTTCAATACTCTCGCCTTGCTCAAAAGTATAGGTGGTAGAGGTACCTGTACCAAGACGAATAACTGTGTGTATACTTCCCATTAGTCCACGCTTTTGAGAAATACGGTCAAGTTGGCTGGCAATTTTAGTACCTACAAGCCACAATCTAATGGCTCCTTCACGTGTTTCTTTTTTGCCGTTAACTGTGACTTCGTATTCTCGCAAATCAATGACTAAAAATGCGCCTCTATATGTGGGACGGTCGCCATCTTCACACAATGTACACCCTTCATCACTATCTGCGGTACAAACGACACTTTCGTAAAACTCTTTACCGTTTCTATAACCTTTAACTTGATGGACTTCACAGTTTATAGGTTCTTCGTTGAGAAAAATAATTTCGGCTTCATCATTATTGCCTTTAAGGAAAAACTCAAAGAGTTTCTTACCCATCATTTTTCTGCGTTCCTCTTGTTGTATGGCAGCTTCACGAGCACCTTCAAATCCTTTCTTGAAAAGTCCTTTTGATGGTTTAGAGACTCTATTGCCAACTTTAGCAGTGCTGCTCTTTGAACTGCTTCTTGATTTTAGCCCCATCTCAATCACTCCTTAATTTTTATCATTTTCATACAAATCTATTTAACAGGACATTGAAAACACAATAGCATAGGGCATAAATGGCGTCAAATGCCTTATATGCGTAAACCTGCATTATCACAGCCTTTTTAACTTAGTGCGCAATAAAGGGTTCTTCGCATTTACCAAGCACCATTCTATTTCTTCTAAGGACCAATCACAAGGGTCCTTTCCATGTTCAGGGTAATTCGTAACTACTTTAATATTTAAGCCCTTAGCTTTTAGTTTTTTCAAAACATTCTCTTGTCCTTCATGTCCCATTTCGTCATTATCCATGAATATTATGACGTTTTCGGTCAAATGATAAATTATATCCACTTGCTTACTTGTGATATCATTTGTCATCAAAGCTAGGACATTATCATATCCCAGCTGATAAAGCCATATAGCGTCAAAAAGCCCTTCCACTAAAATGAGGGCTTCACTGTCTTGGTTATATTTATCTAGTGGAAATAGCAAATCACCTTTTGGGAAGTTATATATCTTAAATCTCTCATGCTTCCGGCGCTTAGTTACATATCGACCAATGACTCCTGCAAGAACATTATCTTCCCAAAACACAGGTATGGTTACAGTTTCATTTTTCAGGTCACGGCCTATCATAAAATCACGTACAGTCTTTTTGGTAAAGCCACGGTCATAAAAGTATTGATATGTTTCTTTGCCGCTTTTAAATGGCGCCAGAAATTTTAATGGTGTTATATGTCTATCTTCTTCGTCCCTAATAAAAAAGTCCTCATATCGGACTAATTTTCTCTTGATATAATCCTCGTTTATATCTGGCGTTATGTTAAATTCATTCCGTAAAAATCTTGCGGCCTGAACAGGACTTTTAAATTCGTCCGGTAAGGACTTATATAAGAACCACTCAAGCGTTCCACCTTCACCACAAGCGAAGCAATGAAACACTTCTTTTTCTATGTTAATACCACAGGAAGGGTGACGCTCGCCATGTATTGGGCAGCAGAAATTTATTTGCTCACCCCTCCAACGTCTTGTGTGGGAATCAACACCTATGTAATCTAATAATTTCTCTATTTGCTCAGTGCTGCTCATAGACCAACAGCATCCAATAAATCAGCTACTTCATAAATAGCTTCTGGCATACACATTGAATTGCCTAAATCTACTTTAAATAACTCTATTTCTGAATTAGCCTCCATAACTTCTAATATGTGTGACACCTTTACTCTTTTCTGCACTATATCACACACATAATCACGTATTGATTCCTGTGTTTCTACTCCGTCTGTCAGGTCATATTGATTCAGGAAGTTGAATACCTCAATTAAATTCATTCCTTGTGTTCTTGCTCTTACTTGTCTACGTGTCATGGCATATCACCTCAGATTTAATAATTTTCGTAATTGTAGAAAATACAAAGCAGATGGTCAAATGTACTTCTTTAGTCCTGCATACCAATTACATTTTTCTGTTCTGAATTATCATTGCTGTCTATACCCTCTGCGGTAACACTGTATATCTCTGAAAAGTCCATAGTGTTGAAGTCCCAATTAAGAACAACTTTTCCCAAAGTACCTTCGCGGTTTTTCAACACCTTAACGCCCATTTCATGGTCATTAAACATTATTTCATCTTGATAAAGCGCCAAAATATTATCGCTATCATGCCCTATTGCTTGGGAAAATGAAATGCTCTCAATTTCAGGGCCGGTCTTTTTCGACGTGTTTTTATCAGCCTGCGAATTAATGAAAATTGGAATATTATAGCGTTCAGCTGTCTTTTTAAGGTCACGGGTAATGTGGGCTATGCGTAGCCAATCACTTTCAGCGCCTTGCTGGTCACTCATTAGATAGACACCATCTATTAAAACCAGGTCAGGTTTTTCAGACTGTATTTTTGCTTCCACGGAGCTTACGTCAATTGCGGTGTCAATGATAAGTGGTTCTAAACCAGGTAAATCTTCATTCAGAAAGCTAAAATACAAGTCTTCCTGCTTCTGTGGCAGCATTCCCATTTTGAAATTGTTATAGTTAATAGCCCCATACATCATGTTAAATAGCAAGACCTCATATCTATCCTGCATAAGTTCAGTGGACATTTCTGTTTTGAATTGGATTACCTTGTAGTTATTAAGCTGGGCGTATGCACCTATAAGACACTGAAACCATGTCTTTCCTAAGCCTGTTTTCGCTATCAAAGTGGTCAAGGTTCCATCTACAAGACCTTTAAGAATCCAGTCAAGTTTTGATATTCCTGTTGGAATCCCTGTTACTCCTTTGTTTTCTTTTCGCTTCAAATATAATTCTTTACGGGCCTGCGCTGTCTTGGTTATATCAACAGCCGTGCTAATTTGTATTTCATTATTTATGTACCATACTGATTTCTGCAAGGTTTCAAAAGCTTTTTCACCTTTGAAGCCATCAAGATTTTTAATTACTTCCTCAACTGTATCACTGATTTTATTAAATTTAGCCTTCGTGCGCATTTCGGCGCACCAATGAGCAAGCCCTTCTTCTGTCCCGACAACTTCAATGCCGGCTGCATTGTAAGTCTCAAAGTCATAGTGAGGGAATTTCTGTTCAATCACCCTTACAGTAGGGACTTCTCCAACCTTCTGAAAATGGTCAAATATAAATCCCACAACTGCTTTATTATCGCCGGTAAAGAAGCTGGTTTTCATTTGTTGCTCTTTGACCAAAGTCATATCTTTTGTTTCAATAAGCTTAGAAATAAAACCACGTTCAGGATTATATCTTTTGCGTTTTTTAGCTAATAAAGCCACAAGTATGCTCACTCCCAGTTACTGCTAATATAACTTTCTACCATTCTTGGCTTCATCCTCAGCCCAACATGATATAAAAGAATCTTTGTTGATTTTGAGGTGCTTTTGGTATCTCTTTTTAAGAGATTTCATCTCCAGATACACGTCCTCATTAATAAAGCTCCAGATATCAAGATAAATACAATCATATTGACATTGTGGTGTATGAAGAAAAATATCATCATTTATTACAGTCAATCGTTTATCAAATGAAATTTGGCTGGCTACCAGCTTTATTACATCTTCATATTTTTCTACAACTGTAATTGACTTAATAACATCATTGTCTAATAGCGGAAATATAATTAACCCAATACCTAAACCACCTATGAGAATGTCACCAAATGCTTTTCGTATAAAACCTAAATTGGTTATTTTTTCCATTGGTGTATTGCTCATAACAATTGTATTTTTATGTAATAAACGAATATATTGACCGGGTGGTATCCCTTCTAATGCAGCTCTTAAATCTGTCTTCTTGACTTCAAATTTTTCTAATTTAAAATCACCGCTCACACCTTCTGATAATATCTCTTCCATATTTCTATATAACATTTGTATCCCCAATCAAAGCAAAGTCTTAATAAAATCTAATGTAACAGCATATTTATTATTTATCAAATTCCGGCGTCTGTCATCGTCGTCCACATAATAAGAAATATCACCGACCAAAAGCCGTTGAGTAATTTCAGTTAGCTTGCGGATCAGAACTATCCTGTTAAATGGAAGGTCATCAATTATTTTCTTTAGGTGGCCTTTATAATTTGCGTCCTCAATAACAAGGTCTACTGTCATATCTGTTTTACGGTAAATATGTAACATAACCTTGTGCACTTCTGGATTAATTTCATATGTAGTAAAATCACCGAAAACTTTATTAAGAATCTTGCCGGCAATAGAGCTGGTCTTTGATTTTACAAGGAAGTCCTCACACCTAAAGGCTATTGAGGTTTCCACATAATTTGATAAATTACCGTGCTTCAATTATTGAACAACCTCCTTTGCACCACTCGGTTTTCAATATTCCTACGGCTTTTTTAATATCTACGTTCATGCTTTACCTTCTTTCGATTCTGCACTATATTTTTTAATCACTATAACATCACCAGTGGCAAAGACTTCAAGTTCGTTATAAGCCTCTAATTTCAAATGCCTCCTGATTTCTTTAGGTATTACAACACGTCCTAAATCATCTAAAGACCGGACAATACCAGAATCAGAAGATAACACTATGAGCTGTCCTGATTGCTCTGTATTGGTGTACTGTTGCACTTTCTGTTCACAGTCAAGCTGTGCTTGCAGGGCTTGAATGCCTATCTTCAAAGCTTCGACATCTTCGTCCCAGGCATCATCTCCGCAACCATCTCGCATGGACTCACAATGCTCTTTCAAGCTCTCTAACTGTGATATAGCTTCCTTTGCGTTCATAATCAAGCCTCCTCAAACTTAGTCCCGCACTCTTCACTCGAAACAAATATATCTTTCCGTTCCTGCGCTTTAGGGGTGCGATGTATTATCTATGATTTTTATTGCTAATCAACAACTTTTTCATCCATATAGTATTTTCTTCATCTTCATTGTCCTTCATATCTTCATAGCCTAGTTGTTTGTACCAATTATACACCCATGTATTTTTTTTAACCCACAAACACACTGTAGCCGCACCTAAGTTTCTACCTGTTTTCTCAAGGATTGCTAGTAATTCAGTGCCGATGCTTTGTCTTCTGGATTCAGCGTCAACGCTAAGACCTTCAAGGTACACAACATTACTATCATTGTCATACCAATACACTCTACCAAATGCTTTGCCTTCTTTCTCCATAACTAAAATCGAAGAACCCCAAGACTCTGTTTTCTGGTGCAAGATGAAACTATGATATTTGACTTTCAGGCTGGAGCAATCTTTTTCAACCTCTGGTTGGGTGAGGGGCTCACCGCAATTCCAGCAATGCGGTGGATTCGTAACTTTAACGTATTCTTGATGTGTTATATATGCATCCATACTACCTACTGCTGGCATCATTAACGGTTGCATTATCAGTTTTTGGTGTAAATATATCGGTATTTTGCAATACTTACAACTCATACACCTTCCTCCTTCGGTGGTTCCGGCAGCACTCTCCCAACACATTCAGTACACATATTTCCATATTCACTGTCACGTTTCCATCCCTCCGGTTTTAAAAGTTTACGTAATACAGTTTTGTTACACTCCATACCTTTATTATAGTCTGTACTTCTATGGGCACCACAAATGTTACACATTACGTCATAATACGCATCAATTACTATCGAATTAGCCATTATGCTACACCCGCCCAATTCCATAGTCCCTGTCGTCCTCTTACTAGTATTGGCTCAGGTAGAATTACCATATTGGCGAATTCCCAGGCGTAGCGGCCCGGCGTCCAGTCGCCGAAAAGGAGCTCATTACCGGATACACAAGGATTGCCATTCGGTAAATGCAACATACAAGCCCGTTTTCCATCGTTTGCCGTTATCCTCCAGCACCCCATAAGCTCCGCCGTGGCGATGACGGCACCGCGCGGGAGACTACGAAGTTCGCTTTTTTTATTTGCTTTAGATAATCCTAACGCCTCAAAAATAGGATATACTATGGTAAGGCACTCCCCACGAAGAGTAATATATGGGTCTTTTAGTCCCGCATGTATCGCAATCGGTCCCCGGTAATTCGTAGCCCATGACCTTGTTTCGTAAATCTTTGCTCCACAGGTCAGCAGAGAGGCCCAGGGTTGCCATAAAGTGATAGCTTTCATTGACTCAATCATCGGCGCACTCCTTTTTTGTATTACGCTGCAATCCCGTCCTACGACAATCATCACAAAAATAGTAATCCCCGTCATCCTCAGCACATGCTCTGCTATATACCTTGCCACTCCCCCCACAATTTTCACAGGTCGTATTAATTTCACGGAGGCTTTTCAGGCTATCTATGTAGGGCTGGAGCTCATTTTGATGTTTGTTTTTTATCTCGTTGATTTGTCTCTCAATTTCCTTGATAGCTGGAACTAGATTCATTTCAAACCTCCTTCTGGCATAGTTTCACACATTCCTGACATTCGGAACATTTTTTAAATATTCTATATCCAAGGGGTTCTAACCTCTTTTGAAAAATCGTACAGCAGTGCTTAAGCTCATGATTTACATAATGAATAAATCGACAAGGTTTACAATAATCACCAACAGGCACATCTACCGTCACACTGATTTTCATTTGCATCTACTCCTTTTTGCTCAACTTCTCGTATTGCTCTATCAGACTTTTCAGCGCATGAGTATTCAGGTCAGTCCAATCTTTTCCGCAAGCAATTAAATTCCGGACTTTCCAGTTAGTATTACTAAGTGTAATCCACATATGCTGCATGTCTTCATGTGTAACATTGTTTGCTAATAAAAACTCCCTGACTTCAACATAATCACTCATATTATTGGCTCCCTTCACTCCAATAAATTATTTAAGGTGGCTATACTTATTCTATTTCCGACATCTTAAATAGCCGTCTTCCACAATCAATGCAATATGCGATTTTGCCTTGAACATGCATCATACTGTCGTACATCTCTCCATTGTATGTTCCAGTACCATCAAAATTATGATAATAGTAGGTGCTCCCATGTATGTAGTCTTTTGTAAAATAACCGCTCTCAGATCCACAGTATGGACACTTGTCTATGGGTGCTTTTGGTTCAATATTAGTTTTCACTGGACACCTCTACAATCTAAATTCAAAGACCCTCTTCGCTTTTGTATTTTTATAAGGTTCGTGCCAAATTAAGTATCTTCCACATTTAGGGCAATAATTTTCAACGCTTTCGTCCTCCAGATAAGCTTCGCAACAAAGACAATAAGGTTCAGCTTCATCACCTGCAGAGTAATAGCTTTGAAATGCAGGAGTCCAACCTACAGCTGTATTGTAAAAATGTCTGATTAAAAACTGAATAACTCTGTCCTTCAAATTAATTTGCCTCACTTTCTTCACAACTTACAGTTTCTTTTTATTTCTTCAATGCTAAATGGTAAAGACTCCTTTAATACGTCAAGCATCTTCCTTTCAAGTTTTATCAGTCTATCACCTTCTTTATATTCAAGTTTAAATAGGCACAAATCAAAGGTCTTATCGCATTTCTTTTTATATCTCCAGATGCATTTGTTGTGTCTTACAGATATAGGCTTCTTCGTTTCTCTATGCACAAAATCCCCGAATTTATTGACCATGTAAGGATATTTTTTGCCACTTATAATTACGTCATACCATGTGTGCTGCAATAGGCACCAGTCTTTAATCTCGTAATAATCATACAGTTTTTCCCTTGAAAAATAATCATTAAGCATATTTTCAAAAACAGCCTTATTGATGTTCATGCCATAATACACATAACACTTTTGCGATTCTTCTAGTGTAGCTGCCCCTATGCTCAAACATTCACCATGACTTCTACAATATCCTCTATCCCACCAGTGGTCTTTTATAGTGTTAACGCTTCCGTCTTTCATCTTAAGCTGTAACTCTCTTCCACCAAAAGCACCACCCCACGAGCTATAACTCAGGTATTCGCTAAATACTATGCTGCCGTCTTCATTAATTACAGAACCTATATAATTGTTACCGACTTTCTCATAAGTCAATTCTGGCTTTTCATCAAGCAAAGCATAGAAATGTCCATGCACTGATTTGTGTAGTTTAATTATCTTCATTAATTCTCCACCTCTTTTCAGCAAATTCAAAACGACGGTCTTCACCTACTACTTTGATCGGAAACATATTACCTTCTATGAGACTTGCTACACTCTCGCCATAGCGCTCCACTATAGGATCAGCATCAAGGTTGGTACAAATTATCGTTACAAGACCTTTGTCTTCACGGTAGCGCAATAAGTCCTCTAAAACAGGTGTGGCAATTTTACTGTCAATCTCCTTTCCGACCTCTTCTAAACACAAGAATTCAACTGCTTTATATGAAGTGTAAAATGCTTCTTCCAGCGCTTCTTTTTCGTCCGGATTAGATGCACCCCACATGTGAGTGTACCTGCTAATGTAATCCACAAAAGTCACTCTGCGTACTGAGTATCTATACATATATGATTCTTTTAATATCATACTGGCAATCATAGTTTTTCCGGCCCCGTTGCTTCCATAGAGCAGCAAGCCTTTATTCATACGGAAATTATCATGCAGCTCATTTATATACTGCAAAATAATTGCTTTAACTTCGGAAAGTCCTTCATCACCATAAGTCTCAAAATCATTAATAGTCTTGTGGTGAAGCTCTTTGGGGATTCCTATAAGCCTTAAATTCTCATAAGACACATGAGTTCTTCTCGGACGCATACTCATTTCCTCCATTTTCCAACTATTGATTTTTCTGTATCGCCTGTCCACTCACGTACATTTTTTGTCTTTTTCTTGGACTGCGGGACATACTTATCATCAGCCCATAGCAGACTGTCAGCGTGAATAGTATTGCACCAGCCACTAATCAGTAGATTAGGGCTTAAGGTGTCTTTTCTTAAATAGTCCTGCTCACTTAAAAACAGGAATTCTATCATTAAACACAATTCCTGCTTCGAATAGTTTTCAAGGGCTTTTTTAAAAATACCTAAATCTTTCTGGAAATTCGATACAACATACTTATAGCCAACTTGTTTTGCAGTTTCACGGAAGAAATAGATAAAGTCCTGGCTATTCAAGTTGTCAGCTTCATTTTCAAGGTCATTATATTTTACTAAGAACCTTTCATAAGCAGATAATCTTTTGCCTGTTTTTCTTTTTGGTGGCTGGAAACTATCAGCTGGTTCTAACGTTTGACCTCTCATTTCTCTAAACATTTCAATTAATTCATTATCAACTTGCAGTGGAACTACTGACATTATGCAACACACTCCCTTTGTTAAGCGTTTTCGTAACAGTATTATTATAAATGAATTGCAGTTTGCCCACAAATAGCAAAAGAGCCTTATCAACAAGGCCCTTTTCATTAGTATTCCAAAATTGAATTAACTTGATTTTGCAATTCTTCATCCACAATAGCACCTATACGGACATATGCTTCATCTATGCTTTCTCCATCTTGCTTATAGTCCTCTAACCACACGTCAACACGTAGACTTTCAAAGTTATCCATATTCTTAGTGACACCTTTGGCAACACCAATCTTAACTCTATTGCCGTCTCCATTGTCTGCCGGAATCGGTAATGAAGATTTTAGTGCCAAAGGTGTCCCTGATTTAATTATGCTCATGTTATTTGCCTGCCCTCTTGTGACCTGTGCGTTTTCTTTTGCTTTAGATTTTAGACTTGGCTTCACCTTGCACCTCGCACTTC